GTCTATGCTCAACGTGGTATTCCTCGCCATTTAAAAAGATTTTATTATTAACCTTTTTTTGCTCCAGCTTATTTAGGTTGATTTTGCCTATATCTTTAACCATATCATTAAACTCAGATAGCTTAATCTTACTGGCTTCGTCATAGGTTATATTTTTAATTGCTGCTACTGCGTAAATATTCTGTTCAATTTCCGTTAGGTCTTTGTCTATATTGTTAAGTAGCTGATATTGCCCTACTGTAATATCATAAAACTGTATACTGTCCATATCCTTTCTTACTAAATTTATGCATTATTAAATACCTCAAAGCATCTATTGCGTGATTGTACTCATCAATAGGCACATTAAGGCTATCTCCGTTCTTATTTACCTTCCATTTATATTGTTCAAGCTCTTTTATTAGGTTCTTACTTGACGAATGTACGTTAATTGCATAACCTTTCAAAAGATTAATACCAAACATAACACTATCTTTGCCCTTTTTTACTCCATCTATTGTCCACCTTAATCGCCTTAGCTCTTCTATACTCTTTGGCTCGGCACTATCTGCTACTATTAAAGCTCCTCTGCTTACGTTTAAAGCATCCATTCTACTGCTTATATCTTGATTAGTTAAGCCAGTTTCATATATCAACTCCTTAACGTACAATTCTCCGTCTTGCATCCTAACCTCTATTAGTGTGCTTGGGTCATTACTAAAACCAAAATCTATTCCATACCCTATTAGCTTTTTATCCTCAAAGCTATCATTCAATACATACCACTTCTTAAATATAAGCCCTTCTATTCGCCCAGTAATACCTCTTGCATATACTTTCCATAGGTCTAAATCTTTGCTTTTAAGAGCCTCTATTTTCTCTCTTATCTTCTCGCTTAAGAAAGGGTTATGCCTATGGTCTGATATTATTAATTCTGTGCTGGGTATTGGTATTACTTTATCGTGTACCCAAAAGCTCGTATCTGGGTTGTAATCTATATAGACTTGCTTACGAGTTCTAAGGCTTAACTGCTCATAAATATTATAAGGTATTCCGTTTGCCTCGTTTACAAATAGATAATCTCTCTTACCAGATTTAGCATCTTGGTCATTGTCATAACTATTAAACTCCATTATAGACCCATTCTTAAAACTGAATACTCTATCACTTCTGTTATAAAATACTACTTGTTGTTTTATTGCCTCATCTCCATTATGTATATCTATTGCATCCCTCAAAGCACCTACCTTTAAATTAGGTATATCTTGACCCACTACTGTAATAATACAAGTCTCTGAGATAGCCTTAGCAAATAACACTTGCAAAATAGCATAGGTCTTACCAGAAGATGTACCACCTTGATTAACTACCACATCAGCAGCAGAGATATAATTTTGGCGATATAAAGTAGAGGTACTAATCAACTATATCTTTCTCATTAGACGCTAATGGTACGCCAGTATCTATAATGTTTATGTCTAAGCTCTTATAGGTTGTCTCTTGCTGCACCTCAGTACGTTCTATATACCCTCGTTTCTTGCCTTTGGTCTTTAGGTAAAATATAGTTCCAGTAGTATTACCATCCTTAATCTGCTTATGCAGTTGGCTCTCGGCAAAGTCTAAGGCTATATTCTCTATATCCTCTACTGCTTCTTTATATATATCGTCTTGCTTTAGCCAAGTGTAGTGTGTATTCCTACTTATTCCAACTGACTTACAAGCAGAGGTAACTATCCCTAACGACTTTTCTAAAGCCTCAAGCATTGCAGCCTTTTGTATGTCATTTTTTGTACTCATATTTCTCTACCACATTTATCACATATTTCTATTTGCCTATCTTCTTTAATTGGCTCTTCTGATTCATCTGCATTAAACGGAAATCCCTCTAAACCCCAGTCAGCTAACTCATCAGTATCCCACTCATTAGCCAATATATCCCAGTCGTGTTCTCCAAAGCCTACGTTATCTGCTATAATAAATCTTCTTGCCTCTTCATCTGTTAAGTCCTCAGCCCTTTTAATCCACTCATCTGGCAGCTCAGTATATCCTAATTCTTTTAATGCCTTTAAACGCATATTACCTCCTAAGACTATATTGTCTTGGTTAATTATCATAGGTCGTAAAGCCATCATTTTAGGAAACTCCTTAATAGACTTTTTTAACTTCTCAAATTTCTCGTCTTTTATTATACGAGGGTTATTAGGATTGCTTTTAATATCTGTTACTTTCATTTAAAGTATTTATCATATAATTTAACAACGTGTTTATAGATGCACTTACCACAACTTACATCTGGTCTATATCTAAAGTTCTCTTGGCATAGCTCAATAAATTCATTATATAAACTTGGGTCAAGTCTGCCACCTTTCATATTATAGATAGCTCGTATTCTTGTTTCTAATTCCTCACTCATAATGATTGTAAGCGTTTTTCGTTCTCTTTTGTTATATCGTGTTTAATTGTTATGTCCTCTTTTAGCTTTAAGCCTAAATCTACTTGCATTGTGTGGTTACCTTTTATCTTCTTTATTGCATTAGACCATTCATTATTATATACCTTTAAGCTATTTTTATTTGTTGAGAGCAAAGTATAAGGCTCTACTGCCGATACCATTACTGGCTTTGCAAAGTGTCCAGCTTCAATCATTTTTAACTCAGATTTGCAGTTATTAAATAGATTATCTTGCAGAGGTATAACGCAAATACCACAATGTTTATAGTCATCAGCATAACTCTGTATATCGCTTATCTGTTTTTTTATAGCCTTCATTCGCTTTGGTAATCTTGGAGCTTTAATTAATAGCTTACTATCGTCAAAAGCGTTCCCTAATAGCTTTAAATCTTTTAAATGAGTAGTACCACCAGAATAAAAGAACGTATCAAAATTAAGACTTAAATCATCGTAAGCATATTGTTTTTCTGTTGGGTCTAAAGCGTTCTTAATTACTACTATATTTTTATTGTATGGTCTTACCTTATCAGCCAGTATAGAAGTTGTAGTCCATATCTGGTCAGCTAACTTTAGATTCTTAACAATACATTTATCGAGGTTGCTTTTTTGGTAATAGTATCGCATTGGGTGTCCTTTAGGTAATACCCAGTAATCATCTATATCGCAGATAACTTTAATTCCTTTTGCTCTTAGCTTAAGGAATGTTTCCTCTGGCTGCAATAGCCCAGATATATTCCTATTGTATACAACGTGAGTAATTCCTTCTAAGTTATTAAAAAACTCATCATCCTTATTCAGCAATACTACTACCTCAATACCATAATCTCTCTGCATCTTAGCAAATGGCATTAATAATCTATGGTAACTAACTCCGTTAATACCTCTTATAATAACTGCTATCTTAATCTTATTCTCGTACATTATCTTAAATTGTTTTTTAGCTTTCGTATAGTCATCTCTAAGCGTTCTATAACCAATAGACGCACCCTTGTGTATTTGGGTTAAGGTTTCTCCGTTAGAAATAGCTCTTAGAATATTAGCGTAGTAATGATTCATCCTATCAAGCACTTGCTCAACTTCTGGATGCTCTGAGTTTTCGTTGTCAAAATAAGGGTCTTGCTTCTTGCATTTCTTTAGATATTGGTTACGCATAACCATTGCAAAATAGCCTTTAAGGTTTTCAATAGGAGGCTTAGACAAACATATTTCAAACGCAGTAGAGATTAGCTCCTCTGCTTCCAGCTTATTGCCAGTAAGTTTTAGAGCATAATCTCGTATGCTATCATCAAAATATATCTGTTCTAATTTCAAAAGGGTAGGCTGTCCTCTGAGGTAGCCATTTCCTTCTTTGGTTCTGGCTTCCAAGTATCAAGCTCAACGTATGGCTTTCCACTCTTTCCAATATTAATTTTTAAATTGACCCATCCTTTGTCTTGGTGTTTCTGAATAAAGGCAATAGCGTCATCAGCTTTTAAGCTAAGACCACCTACCACCCACTCTGGTGAATTAGGATTCATTTTAAACATAAATCCGTCTGCGAAAGTTTTTTCTTGTTTGTTCATATTATTTATTTTCGTTTATTATCATTGACAAAAGTACTGCATAATTTGCTAAATCCAAAACGCTATCTTCTATACTCTCGTTATTAGGTTCTTGGTTTGAGTTAATCAATACTCCCAATCTTGCAACTTTAGTAGATATTAGGTTTAAGCAGTTTGTTCTTGCATCTCCTCCAGCTATTGCTCCAGCTAATTTAAAGTTAGATAATCTATCCTCATTAGCATAGTCATCGCCCTTACTAAATAATGTCTTTTCCATCTGCTCGGTTATGTAACCGAAATGAGCCATTTGTTCTTTTTTAGTCATTTATTTCTTTATTTAATTTAACTTCTTGTAATTTCCATTCGTGTCGTCTTGCGTGTGGTATTTTGTGCCTTGTCATTAAGCGATTAAATAGCGTATCTTTTTCTGCTATATTGCCATATACCTCTGAGCTAATTACTTTCTTAGCCCTCATTGCAGTAACTTGATATAATCCTTTCATATTAATCTATATTACAAAGACAATTTAAGCCAGAATCCATACCAGTTTCAAAATCTTTAAATAATTTTGTTTGCATACTATCTAAAGTTTGCAAATCTATTGACTTTCTAAATGGTAGTTTTGACTGGTCTATTAAATCTTTTGCGGTTTCGTTGTTTCTATAAAAACTATAACCTTTTTTACCTCCATATTTTACCTCCATATCGTTCCACCATTTTATAAGATTAGGATTCTCAGTTATTAAAGTTAGTAATTTTCTTTTACTTTTTTTCCAGCACATATCGCAATTTCCTTCATAATCTTTTAATTTTAAATCAAAATCTTGATTTAACCAAAATTTTCTAATAAAATCGCTATTCACTCTATGCTCTACTGCAAGTGGATATATATAGTTATTTTCTTTAGCTTTTTGCCAATTAATTCTGTGTGATTCGTCTGCTCTTATTCCAATAGCAGTATAATAATCTTTATTAGAATTTAAACCTATGCTTTGTAAATATTTTTTAATAACAGTCAATTTTAAATCTCTTGTACAATGTGGATTTTTTAAATTAGGCAAACCATATTTTTTTATCATTTTTTCAAATGGCTCTCCGTTTCTACTTGCTTTTTTATAATTAACCTCTTTAAAAGTACCCCAATAACCTTTTTTACTACTAATATCAGCCTCTAACCAAATCGTATTAAACTTCCATATTAAATCACAATCGTTAATAAAGTCTAAAGTTTCATCTCTTTCTTTGCCAGTATTAGCAAAAATCAAAATAAAATTTTTTTCAGAATATTTATCTAACAAATATTTAGCCATATAAGCCGAAGTTCTACCTCCACTAAAACTTACGACTATTGGTTTCTCTATTTGTTCTATATTCATAAATTATCGTGCTTTTTGTGGCATTCTCTGCATCTTACTTTAATATTGTTTACATCCCAAGCCAGTTCTGTTCGCCTTGTTTTTTGAGCTTCATCTACTGATATGTTATGGGAGCAGTCAAGCCTAACTCCGTTTGACTTTAGGCAGTCGCTACAAAAATTATATCCGTACTCCCAGAATTGTTCGCTTAAAGCATTTGCCTTCGCTTCGTGTATCCTTCTATCTATGACGCTTTTAGCTACTCGTTCATCATCTGATGTATAGTAGTGGTTCATATTGTATGCAAGTCTATACAAATTGTTCATAATTCCCTAATATTTTTATCAACATTAATTTTGTTTTGCAGATTATCTATATGGTTTTCAAGCATTTTAATCCTCTGTAATTGATTTGTAAACTTATCATAAAATTCGTAATTCTGCTTTTCTAAATAACAAGTATAGTGCATTAAACTATTGAGTTTATCTACGCTATTTTGTTTATTTTGATTAACTGGTTGCTTCATTAGCTTAAGTTCTATGCTGGATATTACTTGTCTTGCTTCTTGTATTATTTTACTATCGTTAAAAGGGGTCATTTGTGTTGTGTGTTATTGGTTTTATTGGGTCGGTTATCTTCTCTTCATTGCCATAAGCATAAGTCTTTTTATTATATACTGGGTCAAACTCATAAAAGCGTTGTTTAGCCCAATCCATACTTAATAATACCTCTCCAAGTTGTCCGTAGTGTTTAGGCTTTACTTTATCTATGGTAATTTTATAAGGCTCAAAATTATCCTTTGAGTTTTTATGTACTACGATTATATTTCTGCCATTATTATTCCATTCAGAGCCACCCATTAAATCGTAGACGCTTGGCTTTTTTACACTTCCGTCTTTTACTTGTTTAGGGTCTGGATTTTTAGGGTGTATAATTATAAAAGAGTGCATCTTATTTACTTCCATAAACCTATTACGAATAGATAATATCTTGCGTAAATACTCTGGCTTAGTTGGCTCTCCCTTGTGGGCTAAATAATTCCAGCTATCTATTACTGCCGAATTGCATTCGTTCTCCTTAGCGTAATTCCAGAATGCTTCTGGCTCAATGCTATGCTCTGCTGATATAAACTTAAATTTATCAAGTAATTGGCTTGAATATTTGCTTATTTCCTTCTCAGTAATTGTATTAGGATAACCTTTCTCAAATGTTTTGCCAGTCATTTTATGTAGTAGGTTTGATATTACCT